CGCTATTAGTGTATTCGTGGTATTCGTCGAACCAGTGGTCTGTTTGAAGATGGCTGAAGGAAATCCCGTACTTGTCTCCCTGTAGTCTTGGGTCGTGTGCGATAGCCTTTTTGATTCTATTCTCATGGTTCCCCTCAAAGCCAATCCAATATGGGAGTTTGTATTTACGTGTACTAGGTTTCTTCCTTAGACGATCCATTGCTTCATTGTAGCAGTTGATGTCCTGTTCGTAGTTCTGACTTACGATAGCCTCTGGGTAACGTGTGTCAAAGGTGTTAAGAGAGCGCATATCAGCACCATCACCTAAGTCAATTATGTAGGTAGGGTTTACCTCATAGATTAATTCCCCTAGCCAGTCGAAACGCTCATTCCCTGTTGAGGGGTCTGAGTGAGCGCACGAGAATACTACTGCTGTCTTAGCTGTCATATCGGGTATCCATTTCAAATTCTATTAGTATGGGTTCGATTGATCTGTAGAAGTGCTTCTGAAACTCATAGGCTGCATCAAAGGAGACAAACGGGATCTCTTCATCAAACATAACTTTACTTGGGTTCCTTTCTTGGGGATCTTCTACTCTACAGTTTAACCAGTAATTACCATCTTCATCTTCATAGGGGCCATCAAGAACACGATGGACTTTAATCAGGATTGTGTTAGCCACTCTTCGGGTATCCTTTTATCTGCGTACAAGAACCCATGCTTATTGCACCAATCCCCATATGTACTCTTTGCACCTTTGTACAACTTAGCCTTAGAATTAGAAAAGACAAACCTTATGTCGAGAAAGGGATGTTGATCTTGTATGATTAAATGCTTCTTACGATCAGCTTGGACAAACCTACCTTTAGATTCTATGATGATACCGTTAGGCAGTTTAAAGTCAGGAGTGTAAGTCTTATTCTCAAGAAGTTGCCATTGTACCTTTAGCTTCTCATATTCAAACTCTACACCTCTGTCCTTAAGATCTTTAGCTATGTCATCTTCTAAACCAGATCTGTAGCCATTCTTTATTGCGTGTCTTCTACGTTCACTGGTGGTTGCCATATCTCGCCCTCTTTACGTCTAAGCCATAGTAGCCTAGCATTCTCTATTACCCTATCTACATCACCATCATAGGCTTTAACACAGGCTTCCCACAAGTCCTTTTCAGTCTTAGCCTCACTTAACATCTTTGTAGCTTTAACTGGGCCTACACGATATAAACCAACTATGTTGTCTGCCCTATCGCCCGTTAAAATCTGGTTGTAGAAGAATTGTAGTCCTGACCAGTCATCTACTGTTTTCCACTCGTTCTTACCAAAGTTAAAGTGGTGACAAGGTATCTGCAACATATCTTTGTCTATTGAGGCAACGACAGTATCAGGTCCAAGTCTTGTTGCTTCTATTGCTATAAGGTCATCAGCTTCTTCTCCTTCGCTAGTTATAGCATTGTATTTAGTAGTTAGATGATCACGAATATGGTAAAGATGTACTGGCTTTTCTACTGATTTACGGTTGCCTTTGTACTCATGTGACTTAGCTATTTCGTGTCGGAAGTTCCCCTTACCAGTTAGGTAGACTATATAGTCATCTGGCTCAGGGAACAACACAGTTTGCTCAAGTATAAAGTCAACAAGCTCATCAGCTTTAGCTTCAGCATCCTTTGGAAACAAGTCCTGAGTAGCAAAGGCTGACCGATAAGCTACAATGTCACCATCAATTAGCACTTTGCCATAGTTCATTACAAGTCTCCAAACACCATCTTACCATCATCCTTCTCAAATGCTACAGCTTCAACATATGTAAACCCTGCTGACCTAGTAGCTTCAGCGAAGACGTATGCTAATGAATATAAGTCCTCTACCCCATAACGCTCAACACTTGTCTTACCATCAAACCCATCTTCTTCACTATCATTCTCAAAGGTGATTGTAACTTTCATTGTATCATCCCACCATAAACAGTTCGTCATCTTCTGATGGGGCTGAGTTAGTCTCATAAGCTACATGCTCAGTAATTCCCACATTCATTAGACGAACCCCTGCTCCACTAGCATAAGTCTCGAACTGCACTTTAGCTTTAGTGCCGTTCCCGATAGCGCCATCTTCTGAAAAGCTCCACAGACGCTTGTTCTCTTTCCCTTGGGTGAGGTCTACTACTGTAGGTGCGCCACCATAGTCTACGTCTACAGGCTCTCCTGTCTTCTTATCGGAGAAGGTCTTAACGTCAGATACCATACGCTTAACCTTCATGTATTTACCGATACCAAATTCAGCATTCCCCTGTAGGACACGCTGTGAGTTCATAGGCGTCAGGTCTAACCCATCAGCTACTAGCTTTTCAATTTGGTCTTCGTCAGTAAAGTAAGCATTAACGATATACTGCCCACCTTTTTGATGGATTGCTTGTGCTGCTCGTGATCCATCTGGTGATCCCATGTCTGCGTTTTCGGGGAAGATCTTAGCATACTCTAAAACCATATCCATTGTGTATTTAGCCATTGTCGAGTTCCTTTCGTAAGGGCTGGTAATTATTAATAGGGATACAAATCACAAAAAGTCAACCTAGAAAATGTAATTTATTTTACTAATGTATATCGGCATATGTACTTCCAAATTGAGCGTCGATCCCTAAGTCTATGTTTAGATTCAGTTGTTTGTTTAAATCTTGTATAGAGTACTCCATATTTATTTTTGTCTCCATTTCATCACCCTCTTTAACTAACGCTATAATCTCGTCGTGGAACTGACCAACAGTCTTGATACCCTTCTCACGACATCCCTTAACCCAGTTATCAAAGCAATAGACACCCGTACTCTGGTTCAAGGTACTGAAGCGGTCTTTCTCACTTCGTAGGCTATACCAGAACTTAGACACTGGATTCTGTACCCACATGCTGCCAAATAACTCTCTAGTTCGTAGGCTATCAGCTACCTTGGTTACTGACCAGTTACGTGACCAGAATGCTTCCAGAAGGGTCTTAGCCTCTTTGACACTCATACCTGTCTCACGGGCCAGCTTAGGCGCTCCTACGCCATATGTAGCACTGTAGTTCACTACTTTGTAATTCTTGCGTAGTGACTTCAAGCTACGTTCCCCTGAGTTATGCTTATCAATGTCATCTTGTGTGATAACACCAGCATGTTTAGCTAGGTCTAAGTGTGGATCAAAGCCCTCTTTACTCATCTCAGCTACATAATCAGGATCTAGTGGTTTCATGTAGTGACGCTTGGTTGTGTCCTCTAAGCTAGTCATGTCAGCCCCACATAAGCTATAACCATCAGGTGCAGTCAAACACCCACGTATCTCAGCACCATAGGGCTTTTCCACTGAGGGTAGATTGACTAAAGGTTTTGCATGACGGAAACGCATTGTGTTGGTAAATCCTGCGATTGTTGCTTGCACGTATCCATCACGCTCTGCATCAACCATGCCTTTAAGAACAGAAATACGATGGCTGAGAACAGAAAGCCCATCAAGGATGACCACAGCAGGGTCGACAGAGGCCAATCTTCTGACTGACGGGCATAGTTCTCCATCCTTTCGTACTTGTGGTATTTGCTTCTCTTCGCCATCACTACCCCTTTCAAACTTGAAGGTACTTGGGTTCCACCCAATAGAATATAACCAATCCTTTACTTGAGGTGGTGAGTTAGGATTAGCCCGTTCTTCACCTATCTTAACGACAAAGGATTGTACACCCTCTGGCTGCTTGTATTCCTTGCGTAGCTCCTCAAACCTTTCGCCATGTGACGATAGCTCACCGTCCTTCTTGTACATTACCTTTGGCCTATGTTGCACCTTAGTCAGGATACGCTTAGGCATAGCATCAGCTAACTGCTCGATCTTCTCAGCCTTCATAGCTTCCCATTCCGCTAGATGACCCTTAGCTTTGGTTACATCTAATTTCCACTGTAGGGCCTCTTGTTCTGCTGCACACTGTAGCTTGAATGTAAGGTAGTCAATGAAACGCCACTTCTCATCTTCATCAGGGTATAGCTTCTTAAGTTTGATGTCCAAGTCACGCCATAGTCTAGCATTGATCTTAACGTCCTCATTACACCTGTGAGCATACTCTTCTGGTGTTAGGCTAGACCAATCAGCAATTTTAGGCTTAGGCACTCCATAGTCCTCTCCGTAGCCCTCAAGACCATGTTTGACACGGCTATGGTTTAGATACCAAGACAGAGCTAACGTATCCACTAGCTTTGCTGTAATCTTAACCCTTAGAACCTTTTCCACTGCGGGGATGTCGAACCTTACAATGTTGTGTCCTATCAGGATTGGTGCTTCCTCAAGGAAGATACGCATAGCTACATAGTCATGTGTATGTTGCACATTCCCTTGGTCATCCATCCAAGATATTACATGGATCTTAGTGCTATCTAAGCCGTCTGTTTCTATATCAAATACTGGCATTACTTATATTTACCTCTTTTTGTACTTACGTTTTCTCCCATTCGAAAAGAAGCCAACCTTAAATAGTCACTATAAATATCTGAAAGTTCTGCATCTTTTACAGAGTCGTAGTTATCACCATTAGCACCCAAAGTCTTATTGCAAGATCTGCAAATAAACCCCCTAAACATGTTTGTTTTATGACAGTGATCTAAATCGACCCTAATATCTGACTGTCCACAACACTCACAATAATTAGGCTTTAAAGAATCGAACCCCGCTTTTAGTCTATTCTTTAAGTTCTGTCTTTCTGAGTAACAAGGCTTACAAACATTACAGCGTCCATCTGAATTATAGGAGTGTTTATAATAGCTATTTAATGTTTTATCCTCTGAACATATTTTACAAGCTTTAGTATTAGTGAATAACTCCAGTTGTTCTGACATTATATTACCTCTCGTAGTGTAAATGTTTCTGAGTTAAACCGCATCATACCAGCCCTACCTTCTTCTGAGCATGGACGGTTCTTCTGTACTGTTATGTGCGTTGTGTTGCGTTCCTGTAAGTCCTCTGCCTCTTTGTCACGGGAGAGGTCTAAGATAACTGATGCTCGTTGTCCAATCATCTTACAGTACTTAGGATCGCCATTGTCGTTAGTATGGGCAATAGTTACGATACCTACGTTTAGCTCCGCTGATAATTTAGACAACCTGACCGATAAGTCAGCTAACATCTGCTCCTTACTCTCTTCTGACTGACCAGATACTACATCTTGGATAGGCTCAAAGAATACAAACTTACAGCCACATGCTTGACTAAAGTATCTAATCTGATCACATAGTTCATCAGAACCTTGACCATCACTCAGGTAGAACTGGTAAAATAACTCATCCTTAGTTAGCTGTTGAATAGCCTCTATCACAAGATCATCAGCGTCCTTCTCTTCGATAAGATCCCTACGTGTCAGATTATCGTTTAGCTCATACGATACAAGGCCAAGTAAAGATCTTAGCTTAGTCTCTTCCAAATGCCATGCAGCAAAAGGTATGTTATGTTGTAACATGTTATACTCTAAGTAACGCATGATCTCAGTCTTACCGATACCTGTGGGAGCTTTGATAACTGTGAAGTGACCCTGCATCAGACCTAAGATCTTATCGTCTAGTGCTTGGATTCCAGTGGGTACATACTGATGCTCAGGCGTATCTTTGTACAAGCTAATGAAGTCATCAGTACTGTTAAGAACATTCTCAGGCGTGTACTTCCTAGCATTCCACCATGCACTCTTAAATTCCCCTGCTGCCCCATTGGTAAGGAACTCATTAGCGTCCTTGAACTTGTCGTGAGGTACACGGTAAACCTTGTTAGGAAACAGTTTAGCCATACGATCAGCTACAGCATTCCCCGCTTCATCGTTATCTACAGATAGAATAATCTTCTCAAAGCTATTGAGCCACTCTGTACACTTCTCCCAGAGCTTCTTAGAAGGCGTAGCAGAGGGTAAAGATACTACAGGGTTGGTGTATTGGCTCTTAAGCATTTGGGCTACTGACAGAGCGTCTAATTCACCCTCAGTAACTGTTACCATCTTAGAGCTACCAGCGGTAAACAGGTTCATACCGAATAGTTCATCACCCTTAAAGCCATCCTTAGTGTAGAATATCTTATCATCTAGTTTGCGTACTTTAATTCCCCCGCTGGGGTATACATATTCCTGACGGTCAGAGTAAGTCTGTACGCCAAAGTCTTCCATAGTCTTAGCTGTAATGCCTCGCATAGCTACATAATTTCCACTGGCGGGGTCTTCTATGCGTTTAGGCGTATAATCAACTACAGTACTCATGTTATCGTAATCCTTTCTAAGTCTACCCTTAGCTCCACAGGAGAAACATTGGTAAACATTCTTATCTTCGTTGTAGCTATAGCAACCCTTGTGGTTACAATGTGGACAAGTTTGGTGCGCTACTTCAGTCATCACTTACCTCTTACTTAAGTTTTATTACTAACTAATAATAATAAACTAAAGTTTATACTTACGTTAAAGGGACACTTACTAATAGGGATACAAATCAAAAAAAGTCAACTTCACAAATTGTTACAGACCTTTTCAAAGGCTTTAGAAATCCTCTTATCTATAGCTTGTTTAGTTACTCCAAGTTTGTAAGCTACTTCATCTAGTGTCATCTCATCCCAGTATCGGAGCTTAATTATTTCTAACTCCTCTTTATTTAACTGTTCTTCAACTACATAAATTACATAATTCTCGTAATCTGCCTTCTCGTATTCTTCTGCGTGGTCAGGTATAGATGATGAAAACTCTTCGTAGGATACAGCCTCAGACGACAGAATATTCCTTAGCCAATTAGCACCACCTTCTGACATATTACCTATATCTTCGTCGTTAATATCATGTGACAAACGCCTAGCTACGTTATGTTTAGGTATACTAACAGGTTGTAGGCTTAAGTTAATGTAGTCATGCATGGCTCTATTAGCCTCACGATACAGTTTCGCTGGGTGTACCTCTGGATCTTCAGCCCTTAACTCTAGGCAGACTATAGCTCCCTCAGATACTATGTCATCAAAGTCATTAGGCCTGTTATATTTGTGTGCTAACTTACGACACATATTTATAAGATCTTCATTACTTATCATAAGGGTTTCCTCTTAGGTTTGATAGAGGCTGATATAACCTCAGTCTTTAGGCATTGACCTATGGCATTCCTATCAATGGCATACACAGGCTCGTAATAGGCTGGTAGAGCGTTTCCACAAGCCCTAGCACTAGGGAAGATGATATTAGATTGTAGGTAGTCACCATTAAGCGTATAGCTCAACACAAGGACAGTATAGAACAACATTATAGATACTCCACTACTCTACCAGTATCCCACTTCTTAGCCTCTTTCTGGGCTTCCTCACGGCTGTTAAAGACCCAGACCTCAGTGTCATACGTCCAAGGGTCTTCCTTCCTTACGAAAGTGTATTCCCCCTTCTCAACCTCTATTTCCACTACATACCTACCCATCACTTTTCTCCTTCTCTAAGCCAGCCTTTACTAATGTTACAAAGCCTACGTCAAAGATAGCCATAAATGTCTCAGGGTCACACTCTACTTGTAGTGTAGCACTACCATCTTCATGCTCTTCTATATCTGTTATTTTTATCATGTCACTCTTCATGGTTTATCCTTCTGCTATACTTACGGAATCTTTTATTGTAAGCACGTTTGATCTTCCTTACCTGTCCTGATTTCCATCGTAGGAACTTACGTGATTTACTTAGGGCATCATATTCATCACCACCCTTCATAGGTATACGCTTATTCATCTCTTAATGCTTTCCACGACACGGGGAACAGGTCAATCATAATGCGGTCAATTTCCCACGCTACCTCTGCTGTCTCAGCTTGTGTGTCAGGCTTACAGCGCAGCGCACACATATCAGCAAAGGCATCCAAGCTACCTGACCAGTACCACTCAGTCATCATACTCTGTGGCAGTACCATACGTGCTTGCTCAGGGCATACGCCTAAATCTAGTAGATACTCATACTCAGTCATTGCAATTTCATTAAAGCCGTTGTCAGATACAGTTACTTTACCTGCACTACCTTGCTTTTTATTAAGGCTACGTCCACGATATGTAGCAGGTACATAGAACTCAGGCTCACTGTCCACATACCTACGGCTAATCTCATTCCAACGTAGGAACTTATGCTTGACTAATTGTCTAGCTACAAAGACTGGAGCCTTGATATGGAAACTAGCAAAGCAATGTCCGAATGGTGATATATGTTTATGCTTGGCTAAGTACTTGATAAGTCTCTTATCTTTAAGTTTCATATGTTGCTTGAAGCTATAGGCATCTGACTCCTCATATTCCCACTCACTCTCTTTACCAAAGCTAACACGGGCTGCATTAACTACAGTCAGGTCATTACCCATGCTGCCTTTATATGTTACTTGAATCATACTACATCACCCTGTTTAATTTCATCCATTATTTCCATCAGGCGGTCTACACTCTCTTTAGGCACTTGCATACTAAAACCCTTAAAGTGGTTAATAAGTAATGTCCCATCACCAAAGTAATAAGCATTCCATCCTTGACTAAGATCTGCACTCTTTATGATTTTATTTGTTTTATCAGTCATAGTGATTCTCCTGTTTCACTGCGTAGCTGTGCTACTTTTCTTATGTTTACGCTTCCTGTTTAATATAGGCTTTTTCTTGTCAGGTACAACCCTCTGTCTATACTTGGGTTGCCTCAAGTCTTTAGCCATAGGGTTGGGCCTTCTTTTCTTCATTAGAATGTTACCTCTCCATTTTCATCACGAGGGTCATTATACCAACCCTTAGATAAGTGTAAAGTCCTTAAGTCTTCCTCTACATCTACTTCATCCTCAGTAGGTATCATAATACCTAACATGCGTAATTCCCTCTCTAGGTCTTGGTTCATAGCTCTGCTCCCATGCAAAATATGTGTCTACCGCCTACCTTCATAGCTAATACCTTGTCAAGGTTAAAGCACTTGTAACCTTCGCTAGTCTTAAGGGTCACATACCCATTACTACGCAGGGCTTCCGCAGCTATACGGCCACGCTCATTTCCCTTGAGGCCCTTCTGTACATTCATACGTCCATTGTATACACGCTCCTCGTCAGTCTTAGTCAGGAACTTGACTGTGATGAAGTTATTAAGGTTATCAGCAATTACGTTACTTACCATTGTCTTATCTAGTGGCATTATCTTTTTCCTTTTTCATTACGTTTGATTCGTTGGTTTACACCTAAGTTATACACTAGCTCGTCCTTAAATGAAAGCACCATTTCATAACTTAATTCTATACTCTCAGCTTTTGTTATATCCTCTAGTCGATCTACAATATAGTGCATACATATTCTATCATCCATTGTGTCTCTCCTCTAAGGATAGTGGGATACTATCGTATTCCTTCCTGTACTCTACCTTATAGCCTTTTCTACCGTAGGGGTTACGACACTTATAGATAAAGTCGGTAGCATCTGATTTCATAAGAAACATAGCTATGACATCGTTTAATTCAGTATTGATTACGCAGTACATATTACTTAGCTCCTATTCTAATATAACAATCTTTAATCTCTTCTACATCAAGAGCGCCAGTAAAGCCATTGGCCTCATAGGTTACCATAATTACATCACCATCCCAATGTACCTTGTAGCCATTATTAGACCACCGTACATCTAATCCTTTAGCTAGTGCTTTAGTTAATTCTCTAAGTTGCATCTTAATATCCCCTTATCCCTTCTCTCCACTTGTCTACATAAAGCGGTATTTCAAATCCTGTATTCTGGAAGTTATCATCTGCAAATTCTTTTACCTTGTCAACATCTTTAAATGGGCCAAAGGTCTTTGCTGCTAACGGGCTATCATCACCAAATGTACCATCTGGAAGTTCTGTGGTTGGTACGATATTGAGCCAGAATTTATTCTCTGAGCATTCAAATATCATTGCATGTCTTGGGTCACTCATCAGTCATCATCCTCTTCATTACTATTGAGATATTCCCACTCTTCCTGACCCTCTTGGCATACAGCACAGATAGTATCATTGTCCCCATGCATTTCCTCTAAGGTCTTGTAGAACTCACAACACTCACAAAAGTATTCTCTGTCCATCTTAAATAACATTATGACCACCCTTCTGATTTGTGTACAATCTTTTCGTTTTCGTCATAGACCCAACTGTAGTCTGTCTCTTCGTACATGCACTCTTCTTTTGCCGCACTAATTGCCTCACGTAAGTTATTGAAAGTCTCAGTAACTAGGTCATGGTCTTTATATGTTGTTCTTACTTTATACATTACGATTCTCCTACAGCTTTCTGTCTAACTGATTCATACTCTACATCATCCAGCAAGTTAGTCAAATGATTTTTAGCTTCTTTGATGTCATCCTTCAAACGATCAATATCATTCTTAGCATCTTCCAGATACTCAAAGAGGCTGTTGATTTTATCCTGTTTAGTCCACGACATATCACCTTCACAGGTATGGTTCACGTTAATCCCACGTTCCACATCATTGCGGTATCCTTCCGCACGATTAATTACAGTGTGTAAATCGCTTTCGATCTCTCTGATCTGCTTAATAATATTTTCCATTATGATTCTCCTACAGCTCTCTGTTTTAGATCTTCTGCTTCACGCATTGCATCCCATGCCAGACTGTATGCCATGATAGCATATGCACTATTGTCCAATTCCTCTTCTGTGAAATGCTTCTTGAATACTGCGGCAATCTCTCTGTCAGCATCCTTTAGTATCTCAGAAATAATACCTAGTACGTTTACTTCTTTTTCCATCGGTAGTCTCCTTTGTTACAATTTAGAATCACCTTACATATTTCCACTGGTGGGGTCAAGCTCTATATTTCCTAGATGCGTTCCGCATTTCCACTGGTGGGGTCACGGTCATTTTCCACTGGTGGGGTCTTAATTTCCACTGGAGGGAGTGTTCCCGATTCGTTCCAGTGTTCCTGATTCGTTCTCGATTCATGATTCGTTTCTGATTCGTTCCAAACTACCGATTCGGATAGATCCAAAATTGCTGTCAATGGCACAAAAGGATAGTTAACAAGATATTTCGGATAGTGTGATTTATTTACAACGATTCGCAACAAAGATTCACTTGACACAAGATTCTGCTTTACGAATCGGACTCTACTCGATAACGCAACAAGCGAATCACTTAAACCTGAGTCTTTTGATATGGTATTTTTAAACGTCATGATTCGTTTTTGGCATATCGTGCAATCTATCCGTCAATTGTTATTTTTGCATACCAGCCATGCGTTTTATGCATAACGGGTTATAGAATAATTCTAACTATCGGTAAAAGTGTATAGTTTAATGATTAAACAATAGCTTGACTCAAGGTTTTGAATGTGACTCACAAGATTCAACCTTAAAGTGTAAAATCTACAAAATAGGGTGATTCTTACAACCAGAATACGTGTCAACCCCAGGGAACAAAAGTGAACACTCGATATTAGCGCCCCTGAGTGTACCGAATCGAATTTTATGAGTCAGACTATGCAAAACCTTTGCCCCTACTCATTGAGCGTTTTTGAGCCTCTGAGGCCCTGTTGCGCTGCTTGTCCTGTCTGCTATACTGATTCCAGTCTTTAACCTTTACCGATTCGGGAGTCTTAAAATGGATTATCAAACCTTAGATCTTAAACTATCACTACATGAGGCGCAATTTTTAGAGGGCTTGCTTTCTAAAACTGGAGTCCCCGAATGTAAGAAAGACTTGCTTTGGCAAATTGAAAGCATAGCCTACGAATTAAAATTAGTTAAATCTCATATGGAGTCTTAAAATGTTACATGAGAAACAAGCAAAATCAGTGATTAGAAAAATGATACGCAAGGCCAAGCAAGATTGGACAACGGCAATATATATCATAGACCCATATGAAGAAGAAAACCTTGTGGAAGACTCTAGCCAATTAGAGCGTGATTTATTAAATGCGGTTTTTGGAGTAGACGAGTCGCATATCAGATTCATTAATATGACAACGGGTCAATACTTAGGCGGCGCTCACATTGTTTTAGAATATGATCGTTTACCAGATGAAATAATATCAGACTATACAGACAACCAATATATGAATCGTCTAGTCAAACATGCGGAGTCTTAATATGGATTATCAATTGCGCATAAGAGACGTTTTAGGCTGGTTTTTGGCTATGATGCTATTACTTGCGGCAATGTATTGCTTGCCTTATCTAACACTCTTAGAGCCGTTCCATGACGAATGCGGAGTCGGTATCATGACTCAAAATAGTGGCGGCTTTTATATCAATCTTGTTTGTAAGGGATAAACACAAATGAAACGCACAAACACAATAAACCTATTAAACGACATAAAGCCTAGACTCTATAATGGTTTTAAATCTAAAGCCGAATGCTTGCGAGTAATCCGCAAGGCTGGTTTTAATTTTACTTCTGCTCTAGGTGCTGTCGAGTCTAATCCTAAGATTGCAAAAAATAGTAAACTTGGAGTCCTGAGTCGTGGTCATAACTTTGCACCAGCAAAAACAGCTGGCTATTACTTCAAGCAATCTAGCAAAGGTTTACGCAAGGTTTTAATTAATACTTGCTCAGAAGCTAGTCTAGGCTGTGCTGAGGCTTGTTTACATACCGCTGGAAACCCTATCTATCTACCCAATAAGGTAAAGGCTCGCATTGCTAGGACTCAAGCCTTTTACAATGTAAGGAAAGCCTATCTAGCTTTAGTATGTTTTGAGATTGAGTCCCATTTACGCAAGGCTATTAGCCTTAATATGATATGCGGAATCCGACTTAATACGACTTCTGACACACCTTTTGAATCCGTATATCTTGACGATGGAAAGACTATCTTTGAAACATTCCCGCAAGTCGACTTTATGGACTACACAAAGCGCTTCAAGGCTATGCTTAGGTTTTGTGCTGGTAACATGCCTAGCAATTATCACTTGACGTTTAGCAAGTCGGAATCCAACTGGGATCAATGCTTGGAAGTCTTAAAGGCTGGCGGCAATGTTGCGGCGGTGTTTGATAAGCTCCCAGAGTCCTATGCTGGTTACACTGTTATTAATGGCGATGAATCCGACTGGCGCCCTATGGATCAAAAAAATGTTATAGTAGGACTCAAGGCTAAAGGCTTGGCACGTAACGACAACTCGGGATTTACAATCCGCACAACAACAACAACAACAACACAAGAAAAGGAAACAATCTAATGACATTGATTGCAAACTATCCATCCAAGAAAGCATGTAAGGAAAGCATAGGCGAGCCGCTCAAGTATATTGAGACAAGCATATTCGGCGCTGAGTATACGCCTAACGGGACTCTTACGGTAGCCAATAGACCCCATATAACCAACAACGGGCGTGAATGGTTTGGGCAAGTGACAATGAGAAACGGTTTGATTGAGAAAGTAACATAGCAACCGCTTAATATAAAGCCCATAGAATAACCTTAGAGTCCTGTTAGGCTAATACCCTAGCAGGATTCTTTTTTGCGTTGTGTATAGCGCTTATATTGGCTCTCGTGGCTTGTGTTATAATATAACAGAGTCAATTGTTTACTTGCCTATTACTTGCGAATGATTCTCATTATCAATAACGAGTCTTGTTGCGAATGATTATCAATAGTGCAGCCGATTCGCTCGCCAAGCGCAAGAATTTATTTTTTGTCAAGTGATTCGTTTGTTGTTATCAATAGTTTAGCAAGAGTCAACCCCAGATCACAAATTGTTTCAGTCTTGTAACATTCAATCACATTTTTACACTGGGGGGTTGACATTCGTTGGGACCCTCTGTATTATACGCAGGTGATTCGGTTGGGGGCTGTTTCCACCCACATCTATAACATAAGAATTTTACTTCGACCCTGTATCTACTGTGGTATTTATGCAACAGTATACGACATGCGCTACCCACTTAAGTCAACTACAAGAAAAAAGAATCATTGGTAATCAACGACTTATAAAATAATTAAAATAGTTAGGTTGACAAACTCATAAATGTATCCCTATAGTATAGTAGGAGCTATACTTAAGTATATACTTAAGATCTCAACTTATCATATTATAATACTAGATAGATTAAGAAACTTAAGTTTATACTTAAGTATAGGTAGTACCAATAGTAGCACTAGCTACGCAAGGTGAAACATTATGAGCGTCCACGATAAGATCCCCTATAGTGAAGTGATAGCCAAGAAGGTTAGAGAAGGTATTCGTAGTGGAGTATCTGTTAAAGATATTCTTAGTAGTATTCAGAAGTATCAGAATGCCCCTTCAAGTACAGCTACCTTCTATAAACTATATGGTGAGGACATAGCTGAAGAGAAGGCTTCTATTGTAGGTGCTGTAGGTTCTGTAGTTGTACAGCAAGCATTAGAAGGTGACTTCAAGTCTCAGGAACTATTTCTTCGTAGTAAGGGTGGTTGGTCACCTACATCTACAGTAAATGAGGTGGATCAAGTTGAAGACCCCGATGTAGATGAGTCAGCTATAGACTCCTTGATGACCTTATTAGGTAAGACCCGTATAGATGATAACAGCGCAAGTACTTAGAGATTTACCAGACTCTGATGTAGCTGCACTATTACAAGAACTAGGCCCTAAGAAGACTGAAGAGTTACAACACAACTGGGAATTTTGGGCTAGACCTGAACAGTTAGAACCAGAAGGTATATGGAATGTTTGGGTTGCACTTGCTGGTCGTGGCTGGGGTAAGACCCGTGCAGGTTCAGAGTGGGTCAGACACAGAATTAAGAAGGGCGATAAGATCGTCCACTGTGTTGCACCTACTAAAGGTGATGTTCGCAGGGTTATGGTTGAGGGTGACTCAGGTCTACTCAATGTCTGTTGGAAGGGTGATAAGACATATAGGGGAAAGCATATTGGATTTCCTACTTGGTCACCTACCAACAATACTCTGACATGGGAGAATGGCTCTAAGGCTGTATTCTTCTCCGCTGAAGACCCAGAGAGATTACGTGGGCCACAAGCCTACTCAGCATGGACAGACGAACTCTGTGCATGGAGAAATGCCCAAGAAACTTGGGATATGCTACAGTTTGGTTTACGTTTAGGTAAGCGTCCTCAAGTGTTTGTAACGACGACACCTAAGACAACCAAGCTGATACGCACAATACTAGACGATGATAAGACTACCATTAGCAAAGGGAGTACCTATGATAATGCAGCCAATCTAGCAGATACCTTCTTAGACGCAGTAAAGAAGACTTATGAGGGAACAAGGTTAGGTAGACAAGAACTATATGCAGAAATACTTGATGAAGCATCTGGCGCATTATGGAATAGACAACAACTTGCTAAGTGTGAGATAGACAAGGATGACGTACCATCTCTTAATAGGGTGGTTATTTCTATCGATCCAGCTATTACGTCAAATGCAGAAAGTGACATGACTGGTATTGTAGTTGCTGGTGTAGATGTCAACGGAATAGCTTACGTCTTAGAAGATCACACAGGTAGATATACTCCTCAACAGTGGGCATCCAAAGCTGTAGAACTCTATAGAGAACACATGGCTGATAGGATTGTAGCTGAAAGAAACCAAGGTGGCGATATGGTTCGTCACACATTACACACAGAAGATGAAACAGTCCCAGTAAAGCTCGTACATGCATCCAGAGGGAAGATGGCAAGGGCTGAACCAGTATCCGCACTATATGAACAGGATAAGGTTAGACACGTAAGAGGACTTAATGATTTAGAAGATCAGATGGTACAGTGGGAACCTCTAGGGTCCATAGGCTCACCAGACCGTCTTGATGCTTTAGTTTGGGCTATAACGGACCTCTCATTGAATGGCTACGCAAAACCTACGCTTAAATTAGCGTATAGTAGCGCCAAAGGATTACGGTAATGGTTAAGAAGCTCTCAGAGACAGAGGCCAAGAAGATATTAGGTGTAGCGGGTGACAACACCTCTAATGGTCAGATACGGGCTGATGAGTTTCTACCTGAGTTGCGTGGCAAGAAAGCTATACGCAAGTACCGTGAGATGAGAGATAACGACAGTACTATTGGTGCTGTCATGTATGCTACTGAACAAGTCCTTCGTGATGTAGATTTAAAGGTGATGCCAGCCAATGATAGTACAGAAGCTAAAGAAGAAGCTGAGTTCGTTAAGTCTGTACTTGATGATATGGACCATACCCTTGATGACCATATTGCTGAGTCCTTATCGAATTTGTCGTATGGCTTTGCTTGGTTTGAGGTCATCTATAAAAGACGTAATGGCCCTACTGAAAGAAGTGATAAGAAGCGTTCTAAGTACACTGATGGACGTATGGGTGTACGGAAGATTGCTATTCGTGCGCCTTGGACAATCTCTAGGTTTGATGTAGATAGCCAAACTGGTGATGTTAAAGGTATTTATCAAGATGGGTCGGGCTATAACAACTCTAATTATATACCTACTCGTAAAAGTCTGTACTACCGCACGACAACGATTAATGGTGACCCTGCTGGCCGCTCTATACTTCGCAATGCTTATACTTCTTATGAATATGTCAATAACCTACAGTCTATTGAGGCTATAGCAGTTGAGAGGGAACTTGCTGGTATCCCTGTTGCTCGTATCCCTGCTGAGTACTTGTCAGGGGATGCAACAGCCACACAATCTGGATTTGTCAATAACCTGCAATCTATTCTCAGGGATGTCAAGTTCAATGAGCAAGGATACATTATTCTGCCTTCCGACACCTATCCCGATAAAGACGGAGCGCCTACCAACCAGAAGCTGGTAGATGTTGAGCTTATGTCTTCTAGTGGTAATCGTAATATTGACATTGACCCTATTGTAAGACGTTATCAGCATGATATTGCTCGTAGTGTCCTTTCTGAGTTTCTTATGCTTGGTGGTGGTAATACTGGCTCTTATGCCCTCTCCAAGAGTAAGACAGACCTGTTCCTTCGTGCATTAGAGAGTTATATCCAAGCTATTGTTGATGTCCTTAACAAACAGCTTGTCGAGCGCCTCTGGGAGTTGAACGGTCTGAACTATGACCTGATGCCAACTATTGTAGCTGGTGATGTAGCTCCACATGATCTACGTGAGATTGCAGCATTCCTACGGAACCTGAATGGCGCAGACATCAACGTAAGTGATCATCCAGAGGTTATACAGGATCTGATGGATATAGCTGAACTAAGATATGATGCAGATGCCAAGCCTGTAACACAAGAGGAGCCAGAAGATGCCCAGTCTTAATAACAGAGTTTTTGACAATGGGCTATCTGTACTTGACACTGAAGCCTCTCGTATAGACCTAACCTCTCAGGAAGCTACATCATACACTGAGGCTACTTCTACTTATACATTAGGTAACTCCACATCACTTTCCATTGCTGCCCCTTCTGACAGATCAGGTGGTGGTCGTGAAGTTATAGTTGCAGCTATCTCAGATGGCTCAGTGACAGGTAACGGTACAGCTACTCACTACGCTATCGTAGACGTATCTAACACTAGACTATTAGCCACAGGGTCTTTGACAGCTAGTCAGGTTGTCGCATCAGGTAACACATTCTCTTTAGGGTCATTTACTATCGGTATCCCTGATCCTGCATAATAGAGGTCATGCAAAATGACAAGCAGGGTACTACAGGAAAACACTGACTTAATACTCACCCAGTCAAGTGAACCGTTAATTAATGACAACTTTATTGGTGCTGATGGATTTAGCACTGGTAACCCCCAACTAGCCACAACAACCTTAGCTCAGACACACACTCTAACATCTGTAGCTATAGTTACCCAAGACCCTGTAGTTTCATCTACAGCCATAGCTCAAGAACATAGCTTAACGGCACTAGGGTTTAACACAGGCACCCCTGTAGCCAACCAGACTACTCTAGCACAGGAACATAGCCTTACCGCATCAGCTATACTTACAGGTTTCCCTGCTGTAGCTGATGCAACGATGGTAGAGGGGGAGAACTTTGCTCCACCTTCTTTCATCACTGGCACACCCTCTGTAGGTTCTCCCACACTTACTCAAGACTACACATTAACCTCCAGCAATATTCTCACTGGAATGCCAGAAGTAGAAGATGCTGTAGATCCAACAGAAGCAATACTTGCACAAGAGATACAGGAACTAGAAAATATGTTTGGTGGGTGGCAGAGAAGAACTTACGAAGTGCCTGATGGACGATTAGTCCAAGGTGAACGTGAGATCCAAGCTACCTACGGTGATTATGTTTCTATTGATAAGAAAGCCAAGTCCCTAATTAAGTTTGGTAAGTCTGCTTCACTATCTGTAAACTCTTTTGAGACTATCTGGACTGTCGGTGGACATGAAGTATATGTGTCAGATAACACCATAGCATATGTATCATCCTCTAATGCCCTAGATGTTCAAGAGGTAACTATTGAGGGTCATACGGTAACTGGTACAGGCTTTGATCAAGAGTTTACCTTTGTAACTCAGAATGTAACTCTAAATGGTCAAACTCCTGTAGCATTAGACACACCACTAGCTCGTACATCCCGCATGTATAATAACAACGGGCAAGAGTTAGTAGGTAGGATTGTAGTTTATGAGAATACTACTGTTGTTGGGGGAGTACCTTCAGATGCAACTAAAATACATTTAGATATTCCTGCTGGTTTCCAGTCATCATTTAAGGCAGCTACGACTTTCAGTAAAGAAGACTACTACTTAATTACAGGTGCCTATGGTGCTGTGAGTTTAAAGCAGTCTGCCGCTGTAGACTTCTATATAGAAATAAGAGATGCTGGTAAGACCTTTAGACAGTCAGCTTTATTTACAGCATCTTCCGCTGGTGGTGCTTTTAATATCGAACTTGATCCTTGCATAATAGTTCCTAAGAACGCTGATGTAAGAATAACATGTGAAACATCCTCAAATAACGCTGTAGCATTCGGTGTATTTAGAGGTTACTTAGCTAAGGTAGTATAATGCCCAAAGTTGCACTACAAAATAAAATGAAAGAGCATAACAAGAAGTCTAAGTATAAAGTGACTATGCGTATGCTTGAGCAGGTATATGATAGAGGTGTAGGTGCCTACCGTACAAACCCTCAGTCAGTACGTCCTAATGTGACTGGTCCTGAGCAATGGGCTATGGCTAGGGTTAATAGTTTTCTTAAGATTGTCACTGGCTCTAAGAAAGCTACACACGACAAAGATCTACTGCCAGCTTCTCATCCATCTAGCAGCAAGAAGTCAATATCTAAAGCTAAACTAGCTAATGATGTATTCTCTACTGAGATGGAAGCTAGAGCTAGAAGCATGGACATGGGTTGTGAAGGTAAGATCCACGTACATGAAGATGGCATAGGACAGGCGGTGTACATGCCCTGTGGTAGCCATGAGGAGTACCTAGCTTATTACTCCCGTGATGAGGTAGCTGAAGAACCCCAAGAAGAGCCATCAGTGAACCGCTTAGACGCTCTCAGAGCTATCGTACAGGAAGTGATGAAGGAAGAGTTCACTAAGGCTGAGTACCAAGGTGAGAAAGTAACTTTAAACAAGCCTCGCCGTATTCAAGGTGGCAATAAGAAGTTTGAAGTATTCGTGCAAGATGGTGATAAAGTAAAGAGAGTTGCCTTTGGAGATCCTAACATGGAGATCCGTCGAGATGACCCTAAAGCCAGAGCTAATTTCCGCTCCCGCCATTCTTGCGATACCAAGAAAGATAAGACTACAGCAGGTTACTGGTCTTGTCGTATGTGGGAAGGTGGAACATCAGTGTCCGAACTTACTAAAAGTGTTGAAGGTCAAATCCTCAAGGCAGATGACGAACAGCGTCTAGTCTATGGTTGGGCCTCAGTCGTTACTGAGAAGGGTGAGCCAGTGGTTGACCGTCAAGGTGACGTAATCGAACCTGACACACTCGTTAAGGCTGTCAATGGCTTTATGGAGCATATTCGTGTCGGTAAGCAGATGCATACAGGGGATCAGATTGGGGCGGTTATCCACTCCATGCCTATAACCAAAGAGATAGGTGAATCCCTTGGCATCCAGAGTGACCGTGAAGGCTGGATTGTAGCTTTCAAAGTCTATGACGATAATGTCTGGGCGAAGGTTAAGTCTGGTGAACTTGCGGCCTTCTCTATTGGGGGTCGTGCAATCAAGGAGGACTATAGTGCCTAACCTTTTAAAACAGCTTGAACTGGAAGAGTTGTCTTTGGTGGATCGTCCAGCAAATGCACAGGCAATGGTTTCCTTGTACAAGCGTGATAATTCCAATGGAGAACCTATGGAACATGAAGTAACAGAAAAGATGTCTGATGATCTGAAGGCCAAACTGAAGCCATACATGGATAAAGGTATGTCTGAAGAAGAAGCCATGAAGATGTACAACATGGACATGAAGAAAGCTGACGATGCAACTGCTGAAGAGCTTGAGATCGAAACTCTTAAGGCTTCTGAAGTTGCCTTGAAAGAAGAGAACGAGCGTCTTCGTAAGTCTCTCATCGAGAATGGTTATGTCATCAAAGCTGACGTAATTGAGAAGAAAGCTGAACCTGAGTATGTAGAGTATGACGGTGAGCAAATCAACAAAGCTGACATCCCTGCGCCTATCCTTAAGGCTCTGGAAGAAGCTGAAGTTGCTAAGGCAGATGCTGAACTGACTAAACGTGCAGAAGAAGCTCTACCTAACTTCAACATCGACGTAGCTAAAACGCTTATTGCTAAGTTCGATACAGATGAAGCAGTTATGGAAGCTCTGAAGGGTGCTGATGCAGTATTCGGAGAGTCTATGGAAGAATTTGGTAAGTCTGATGCTGATGGCAACTTCGCTACAGCACAGGACAAGCTGGATGCCCTCGTTAAGTCTTATATGGACGAAAACAAAATCAAGAAGAGCCAATATGCTGTAGCTTATGCCGCAGTTGCTAAGACCGATGAAGGTAAAGCTCTTATCAACAAATCCTATAAAGGAGAATAAATATGGCTGTAATGCAGTCCCGTGATACACGGTCTTTTGTTGCTGGTGAAAGCCTCACCGCAGCACAATTTAAATTCGTTACTCTAGAGAGTGACGGTCAAGTAGATCTAGCAGATTCTGCTGGTGAAAATTGCATTGGTGTTCTGTTGAATAACCCTGCCGCTGCCGCCGCTGCAACTGTAGCAGTCTCAGGTAAGGTTATGGTAACTTCTGGTGGTACTATTGCCGCTGGTGCAGCCGTTGCAACTGATGCTTCTGGTGACGCAGTTACCGCAGCTTCAACAAATATCATCATGGGTTACGCTTTGGAAGCAGCAGTTGACGGTCAAGTTATGGCTATCGAGTTGATCCAAGGTGGCAACGCTGCTGCTTAATTGCAAGAAAGGAATAATTAAATGCCCTTGCTAACTCCATCCTCAGTGCATATTGACCAGCCGCTGACTAACCTCACGCTGGCTTATGCACAATCACAAGAGAACTTTGTCGCTGATAAGGTTTTCCCAACTGTCGGCGTTTCAAAACAATCTGACAAATACTACATCTATGACCGTGCGAATATGAACCGTACTGGTGATGTAGCTAAATTGGCCCCACGTACAGAAGTAAACCGTATCGGTATGACTATCTCAAACAGCAGCTACTTCGCTGACGTTTATGGTCTTGGTATGGACTTCGATGAGCAAACTTTGGCTAACGAAGATGCTATGTTGGACATCCGTTCTGCTGGTGCTGAAACCTTGGCGATGCGTCTGATGATCCATCGTGAAGAGCAGTTTGCAACCAACTTCTTCTCAACAGGAGTTTGGGGAACAGACAACACATTGTCAG